CTACGCCTGTGGAGAGAGTGTAAGACGCCGCAACTCTTTGGAGTCAGTGGCGCTGTTCTCGTTGAAGCAGGAAGCTCCCGCCTCTATAGGCGGGAGTACGTTCACTGTATCGAGTTCGCGATTGAGAATTTTGTCCCTAATAGTCAGAGCCCAGGAAACCTGTTTAGGTGTTCCTTCTAATTCAGGAAGGCCGAATTCTTCAGCCTTTTCTTTAGCAACAGTAGCTTCTTCAGCGCGACGCTTTTCTATTTCGGCATGTTCGCAAGCCGGACAGATTTGTGTTTCCAGCCATTTTACTTTACGTTCCCTATCAGCTGTTTTACCAAATAATTGTACGGTTCCGGTATGCCCACAGGCGTATTCAATTTCGTATTTCATATAAATCAGCTCCTTTTCTTTATCTATATTATACCGTTTTCGGTGCGATGTGTCAATACCGAAAACGGTATAATCAGGGCTAAAAAGAAGCCATCGTATAAAGCAAAAATCGCTCATACGATGGTCTTTTATTAATTAGTTGACGTCATTTTCACAAGTGCTGCCGTTGAATAGCTCGCGTAAATTTTTTGTACTTTCAATCCGTATTCATTGAAGTTAAAGGGCTGTTGCAATTCATATTGTACCTTCTTTAAGAATGATCTACTAGTGTTTGTTGGTATTGTTATTAAGCGTAAAACTTTAACAATGTGCGTAGTCGCTTCTACCAATATAATTTGAATATCCAATCCCATCCCATCAGGTATTTCAGGTATTGATATTTCCTTGTCTAAATGTGGACTGTATGGGACGTCCATCCACTCAAGCGTCCCGAGTTTTATCAGCCAAAAAATCACACCGTCTAAATCAATTACTTTAAATTTAGCTTTGCCTTTTTTTACCGACTGTATTTCTTCTGTTGTTAATCCTGGAAGTTGCATAACGAGCGTCGGTATGCCTCCTGACATAGTAAAACAAATTTCTCCAGGGGCGTTGAATGGTAAAGGCGAACCTACTGCTAATTTAGTAAAATCACTCATACTTTTTCTCTCCTTTTTTCTTTTGAATATAAAAAGCCATGACTCATATTGTGGGGTGTTGCCTTGATTATATTATACCGTTTTCGGTGAAGGGCGTCAATACCGAAAACGGTATAACCATGCGAAAAAAAAAAGACCGGCAGCTTATTGCTGTCGGTCTATAGGTTGAAAATTTGCAATGCTTTTTCTTTTTACTTCGTGATACATCCGATTGCCAGGGCTCCCGCTACAACAGCCCAGGTATCCCGCTGTCTTTTTGCGGTTGTGGTTTTATGCGCTTCTTTATTGATTTGTTCGCTCAACGTCGTTAAAGACTCGCTCTGCTGCGTCAATCGCGTCTGTGTCTGATCGATTGAGGCCCGAGAGTTTTGCAGTTGAGTCTTCGAGAGCGTCAGCTGCTCTTTGAGCGTTTTGATTTGCGTCTGCTGCGTCTTGATTAGCTGTTCGCGCTCGATCGAGTTCCGTTTGAGCGTCTCTATTGAGCTCTTGAGCGTTTCGTACTGTTGCACGGACATTGTCACGGTCGGCCCGCTCCAGGTTGTCGTAGTGCCGGCACAGAAGCCAGCCGCCGGCACCAGCGATAAGAATAAACAGCAAAACCATGATAATAAGGATTTTCGGATTTTCGGCAATCTTATCAACCTCCTCTTTTAGATGCGGAAGATACAAGAAATCACCTCCTGTCAGTCGTCGAAAAGGTTATCTGCATACATATAGTCGCCATCGATGAGTTGGCCACCAATCGGCAGCTTGTCGGTATCCTGCCAGACAAAGGCCTTAATGTCGTCGACGTCGCCCCATTCCGCATTCCATACGGAGCAGTTGAGGGCACGCCAGTCAATCGGTGTGGACCCGCCATTACCCCATCGGTCGGATACACGGTCTTCCAGCCAGCCATAGGATGCATAGACGCCCGTTTCCAGGCCAATGTTGTCAATCCAGGCCTGACACTGGGCAGTCGCCGTTTCGCCGGTGAAGTCATAGCCATTTCTTTCCTTCCACTGGTCGGCATCTTCCAGGTCGAAAAACACCGGCAGTTCCAGCAGGACCCCCGCGTCAGCGATGATAGCCGCACATTTCCGCGCGTGGTCCGCTGTGACGTCCGGCGTTAAGCTGTAGTCATAGTGATAAGCGCCGACCTTAATGCCGTATTCATGCGCCATCTGGACATTATGGCGGAACTGGGTATCTTCATGTCCGTTCCCCCACGAACAGCGTACATAGACGAATTTACAGCCACTATCGGCGGCGGCCTGCCAAAAATCGGCGTCCAGGTATCCTTGTGCTTGGGATACGTCAAATCCTCGAATCATATCCATTTCTCCTTTGCTTTTCTGTACTATTTGCCGTTGTGGGCGCGTTTTGTGGTTGTACTGGCATTGTGTATCGCGCGGAGTTGAAACGGCTGTCATAGCCGTATTTAGTCCAACAGGCCTTTCCCAGGCCGACGACGGTAGCGATACCGCCGCCGACGGCCGTCACGCCGCTCCAACAGCTCATCAATTCAAAGTGCGTCCCCCGTAGGGCATTGGACCAATATCCGAAAAGCCAGCTAAAGAGGACCAGGCATAAAAAAATCATCATCAAAATACTCATGATGATGATTAATTGGAGCCAGTGCTTCTGCCCCCACTGGCCGAGGGATACGATTGTACGCTTCATTGGTTCATCCTCTTTTCCAGCGTGTCCATGCGATGATGGGCGGATGCGGCCGACGCTTCGACTTTTGCCAGTCGCTCGGCCATATTCTGCCTTTTTTCCTCGACGCCACGAATATACGCCTGTGTGCTCTCGATGAGTTCCCGCAGCTCTTCAATGGATGACGATAAAGGCTTAATGACAGCATAATTGAAGATGACTCCGCAAAGGCTGAGGATGGCCACAATGACGCCAGTCATCTGTACCAGCGATTCCATTACGTGCCTCCATTCGTGTCGTCCGTATCGGTCTGTTTGTCGGCAGTTTCGGCAGCTGCCATAACGTCCAGGATAGCATTATGAGGACAATCAGCCCATGGGCACCGTCCGTCGTCGTTTAAAATGTTCCCGCAAAATTCGCAAAATTCCATGATTCATCCCTCCTATGCGTTCTTGATTTCCGTAGCCATAGCGGCCAAGGTATTTTTATAGTTGGCGTCGATTTTCGAGGTATCCGCGCCGAGCATAGTCGCTTTGACGCGGGCCGTGACCATGGCGTCGAGCTGACTGTTGTATTTTGCTTTGATAGTGTTGATTTTCGCCGTTTTCTTTTCGGTCTCTGTTGGTTCAGGCGGAATATAGTCAGTCGGTTTTCCGTCAGATCCGCGTACTTTTCCATCCAAGTATGCGTTAAAATCGTCGGCCGTAATGATTTCGATAACAGCTGCGTCGGATACGGTTTCTTTAGCTTTGTCTTTGAGCGCCTGCACTTTATCCGTGTTCTTGTCTTTCGTCGGGTCGAAATCACAGATTGCCGAGTAAATCCGTTTGCCGTCGGCATCAAAGGCTGCGCAGTAATAATCTACATTGGTGCTTGTCATGGTACTATCTCCTTATCTTATAAAATGAGGTGGTAATTATGCGTAATCCTAATGGATACGGTTGTATCAAACACTTATCCGGACGTCGGCGGCGGCCGTTTGTCTTTGTAGTGACGGATGCGGGGCGACAGCGACCGGTTGAATATTTTACAAATCTGGTTGACGCTCAAATTTTTCAAGCGGACTATCATCGTACTCATCATCATCGCTCCCTTCCAGGGCACAAAATAACACTCGCCGAGCTCTATCACCGCTGGCTCCCACGGCACTCCGAAGATACCCAGCCATCACAATCAACGCTGGACAGCTACCGCAATGCGTACCAGCATCTATCTACGCTTCATGGGATGTCCATTGAAGACCTGCGCTATGCCGATTATCAGCGAGTCATTGACGACATGCGCCGTCTCGGTCTATCTTACAGCAGCGTCAAAAAGGTTCGGTCTCTTATTTCTCTGCTGCTTAAATACGCAGACAAAATCGAGCTGGCTATAACCAACTACGCGCCGCTGCTCTCTATCGGACGCAATCGACCGGTCCGGCCGCATCACACGTTCAGCCGGCAGAAAATCAACCGCTTATGGAAGTCCGTGGACAGTCCTGGCGTCGATACGGTCCTTATTCTGCTCTATACCGGGATGCGCTGTGGCGAAATGCTACAGCTACAAAAAGCTGACGTCCATCTTCGTCAACGCTATATCCGCATCACACGGAGCAAAACCGCCGCTGGCATCCGCATCATCCCCATACATCATCGCATCGCACCACTCATAGAAGCCCGCATGGCCTGCCCAGGTGATGTGCTTATCTGCGATGATACGGGACGGCCGTACAACTATGGGCGGTACTGCACCATCTGGCGGTCGGCCATGCATCTCATTCGCGCTGACGGCCATACTACGCATGACTGCCGGCATACAGTAGCTACGCTTTTAGACAATGCCGGAGCGAACGAAACGGCAAAACGCCGCATCCTCGGCCATTCTGGCGGTGACATCACAGAGCGCGTCTACACGCATAAAGGACTGCGACAGCTCCGTAAGTGCATCGAGTTGCTCAAATGATTTGTTACTAATGCGATACTATACGAGCCGCATACAGATGCATAAAATACGTCTGCTACGCGGCTCTTTTACTGTTACTATTGATACTTTAAAAATCGGTAAATCTGCATTCTCTCATGATTTTAGTGGATGCGGAATACCGATGATACGGTTAATACTCTATTTCTCATTTAGTTAAAACATATTGATAATTATGGAGCTTGCATCCGATTTAGATGCTCGTCCAGCTCTTTATATAACTGGTCGATGACAGCATCACTGAAAACGACTCCATAGCTTTCGGCCACCACTTTCATCGCGTAAATTGCGTTATTTACTTCGCCACACACGACACTGGGACGTTTTTTCTCGGCGTCAGTACCGAGCATAAGGTATACATTTTTGTCTTGTTCGGTCATTTTAATCACCTCCTTTCAACAGTGGGTATATGCACTTGCATCTGACAGGAATGTCGGGCATGATTTTACATTGCCGTTGAGCTGTTCCGTCTATGCGTATTCGATATGCCATCAAGGGTCATCCCCTGGTGCAACAGGCATCCAAGATAGAAAAGCATACGATATAGGATGGAACAATACCCCTGTCTGGATTATCGCTATTGGTAGTATGTAGACAGTGGGGAATCGTTACATGTGGTACCTCATCGGCTCATGCTGGGGCAATCGCAACAGCGACATTTCCTCTTGCTTTTAGCAGCGGGTGCTATGTAATCAGCTCAAATTTAGTCGATGGGAAAGCACAAAATGAAAACTGGGACGGCGTGACGACATGGGCTGATAACGTAACACTTACTACAATGCGTATTATTGCGACTGCGCGATTTGCTATGTACGGCCCATTAGTAAGCTATATCGCTATCGGGGCGTAATGTCATTTACCGATAAATATAGCGTTACAAGTACTACCGTCTCCTAATCCGTCACATGAAAACTCATATGTAGTTAGGTTCATAACAGCGGTTCTCAGCGTTGCCTTATGTGCATCGCATCTTGCCGCGCCCGAATAGTACTCGTTGAAAGCAATTGGAAAAGTGAAAGAGTAATCTTTATTGTCTGCGTATATTGTATGAGATACCCACTGTCTACTTCCCGATTGCAAGAACTACTGGACTAGCGTTATTAACATCATGCATATTGACTTGTACTGTTGTAGCTGTAGTCTCTTTATCATTCCAAACAGGATTATATGGATTAGAATCGGCTGCTTCGCCAACTACCGTTATAAAACAACGGTATACCCTATTAAATGCGATTGGGAAGCTAGCTTTCCTATATATTCCGTTTCTAGTGGAAGCAAATAACCACTGTCTAATACCCCATGGCTATCCAATTTATTTCCCACGGCGTATTTTTACTCCCCTTATAATCTTTTGCGCAAAGTACACAATAATTAACTTTTATTTCTTGATTCCATTGATATACAATCGCAGCATCCGTCCCTCGGTGATTTGCTACTATTGAGTAGTTTGTATTGCTAAACGCAATGGGGAAACGACAGTAGTCATAGGCCCCGATGTCGCCCAAATGATTTAGTGTCAACAATCCCCACTGTATAATTAGGCCGCCATAAAAAGAGCCGAAGCACACGTATCCGTTTTGTCCCAGCGAGTATTTAACACCCGTTGCGTCAAACACTTTTTTAATCAGCAGTGCGAGCAGACTATCTGACGACAATACGTTGACAAGACTGCTCAGTCCTGTGCTTGCAAGTGTATTGACGATGCCCTGGTGCCAGTCCGTGACCTGAGCTGATTCAGTTTCGGGGTGCATGATTTTAAACGCGTTGTCACTTTTTTTGAATACGTGCAGAATAGATTTAATGATATCCATAGCAAGTTCCTCCTTTAGTCTTTAGGTTCAATCCACACTGAGCATGCTTCTGTCGGCTGGGTATCGCTCATCACGACATCCTGAATATCGACGGGCTCCATTGTGCCAGACCCCTTTTCTTCTACTAGCATGCCAGCCAGATGGGTAACGGCGTTATAAACGCCGTCGCTCGTTACTGGATTAGTACTGCCTGATTTAGGTACTGTATCAAATGTCAGCTTATTTTCCTTCGCTGACAATGCAGATTCTACGTCCGTCTTTTTTGCAAAGGTACTGCTTAATTTAGACATAAATGTTCTTAGCTGATTTAACTGTACAAGACTCATATGCTACTCTCCATAATCATCAATCATCAGTAAAAAGTGCGAGGATATCGGCGTCAGTTGCCATCGGATAGTCAGCTGTCTTCATGTACGTATTAGCGACATCTGATGACTTTGCATACGCGGATAAGTCCACGATGCCCGCCAAGTTATCCCAGCTATTGCCATTCCATGACACGTTATCCCCCGCGTTGATGCTATGCGATGCGTCCGCCGCAGTGATGTTATACGTATCCCCGACTTGCACACCATTAACAGGCAAGTCAGCATATGTATCTACGCTGCCTCGATACCGGAATACCGTCGTAATATCTGATTTCTTAGCGTATGTCGCTTCAGCATTGCTTGACGTCACATACCCCGCATCGTTTTGGAAGGCAGATAATTTAGTCGGAATCGCGGGAATCGTAACGGATACCGCCGCAGATCCATCATATGTCCCCGTTGCCGCGCCCGTAAATGTAATGGCTGCTGGATTCTTTAGCGTTGCCGGAGTACCACTCAAATCGCTATACTTACCGGATTTTGCAACCACGGCTAGGTCAGATATTTTAGCATACGGAGTTAAATCCGTGCCACTTGCGCTAAGTGCCCCATCTGTTGCAATCGTTAGGCCAGCACCAACTTTTACGCCCCCCAGTGCCGTTGCCGAGGCCTTAGGTAACGTGTAATTGTTGGCGCCTGTCTGGATCCCCGCCAGCTTATTTTTCTCATCGGTAGAGTAGTCGTTCGTCGATAGACCTTTGCCAGATTCTTTTGATACAAATAATTTTTTAATCTGTGTTAAAAAGTAGTCTAAATTGCTTACACGGCAAATTTTATCAATTAACGCCAGTAAGTCTTTCCATTAGAACGTCACTTCCTCACAAATTGTAAAAGGGGACGGGGTAATTACAGTTGCGACAAATCCGTCCGGACGGCTTAGCTGTACATCATAGTAATACGTGCCATAGGGCAGGTCTGCTGTCTCTGCCGGTTTAATGGTAATCGTCTTGTCAACCACAGCTTTTTGCAGAATTACAGCCGTGTCACTGGTACTTCTTTTGACAGTAAATAGAATTTGGTCCTCATCGGTAATCTCATACTTAGCTCTGGTATCATCAACGATATCCAGGGTAAAGCTCGCAGTGTCCCCGCGTGTCAAATAAATTTCATTGTTTTTTACCCTCAGCATGATACCACCTACTCTAAAAGCTCGACCCAAATGCCGTTATCAGCCATGGATGCCGGTTTCCCAGATGTATCAGAAACGCATAGACGGTTTAAATGTGCTGTATCGTCTGTATTATGTGCGACGGTCAAAAATCCATTGGGGTTGATGGTAGCAGACACGTTCCCCGTATTGCTCATGGTAAACTGTAACTGAAATTCTTGCTGTACGACCGTGCTTCCGCCCTCAGCTGGCATATAATCCGGATTATCGTCCGTCATCGCCACATACATGATTTCTCCGTCGTCCGGGTCCGTCGCAAATAGTCCCAGCTCTGATATCTTGAATCCCGTTTTAACCCCGCTGTTACTGATAGTCAGCTCCAGCGTTACGGTATTCCCGTTTTGCGTAATTTTATTGATGCCCAGTGTCATCTGTTCATTGATTAGTGCTGTTGCACTGTTCAACGACCCGGTCCTTGTACCGGACCCGATAGCAACGCGTGTAAACTTGAGTGTTGTCAGGCCCGCATTGATTTTAGCTTGCAATGTCGCCCCGACATCGGTCATGGTGATTTTATTCCAATTTGCCATGAATGACATCCCTCCTGAATGTGCCGACAGCGCCGGCGAAATAAATATCTTTCTGTGCTATCAGCATTTGTTTTAAATCAAACGTAATGCATGTCTGGCGAACAATGCTCATATTCGCGCCGAACTTAGCTTCTCCGGTGCATCGCCTGATGAATTGCACATAATCCAGCCATGATCTCGTGTTTTTATAAGCATTGATCAACCTTACCGTTTTATTGATCAGTGTTGCTCCATCTAATGGGGCCGTTATCAGTGTTACTCGGAAGTGATAGGGATGCCCGTCGTATTCAGGCCATTCCTGCACCACAGCTGATTGATACATCGTAGCTACGGCCCGCTGTACAGCATATTTTGTGCCTTTGAATTTATGCAGTAAAAACGATTCTTTGACTTGCTGCCTTTTTACAGACAAGTCCGAATTGTCATCGTATTCGTCGACGTGCATCTGCTCTGCCAGATGGTCAATGAGCGCTTCCGGCAGGCCATCAACGGCTGGGTAAATCAGTAACAAATCCGGATTGATATCGGACAGTGCCATATCGACGACACGGGCCAAATTCGGTACGGGGTCTTTGTTGATGGATTCCGGCAAATGTTCTGCGATTCTGTACTCCGCATCTATCATTCGTCTTCACTCCCTCCTAAGACGACGGATACCGTTTTATCCTGGGCTACTTGTACGCCTGTCAGCACGGTATAGATCGGTGCCGTGACGATGACGCGTTTTACGCCGGCGACAGCCATCACATCGGCAATCAGTCGCGACGGGTTGATGTCCCGGCCAATTTTAGATTTCTGCCACAGCCGATAGTTATCCACGGCTGTCATTACGGCGTCTTTGATAGTAGATTCCGCAGTGCCGACGTCGGTATAGTAGGTCAGGGTAATGTCATAGGATACCGCATCCGGTGCGACGACCGATACGTTATCGGTCAGTGGACGTACTTTATCCGCAGACACTACCGTTTTTACCGCGTCCAGTAATTCCTGCTCCGGCAATGTCCCGCCTGTCATGAGCGGCCGTATTTCAACGGCCCCGGCGCTGGGACTGGTTACGGCGACATCGATGATGCCGCTATTGGCTGATTTCGTCCAATACTCGTAAGCCCCTGTCGGCCCGGCCGTGGAAAAGCGTTCCGGCGCTTCGTGGATGCGTTCTCGATAGTCGTCATCTGACTCTTCATCGGCGCCGCCTGCGCTGGTCGTCGTATTGACGATGGAAGCCACATAGGCCACCAGGTCAACGACGGATTTGATTTCGCCAGGGAGGAACCCATTTCCGACTGTTCCGACCGTTTGGCATGTTGCTTTTACCGTCGTTGTCAGGTTCCCGGCCAGGACGGCCGCATCTTCGTTGGTTGCGAAATAAATGCCGCTGTCCGTCGCTACACGCGTTCCGGATTTTACGATAGTTTCCTGTTCGCGTTTAGCTGCCAACGTAATCAGCAGCGTTGTCGTTGCGGCCGATGCCGGTATTCGTGTTGTGTCGGAAAAAGCGCCTAGGTTGTCCAGGTTTCCGCCGGACGCATATTTCAGCAGATTCTGTTTGCCGATGTAATTTTGATTATTTACAAGCCGGACAATCGCTTCGGATACGACCAACAGGAACAGTCGTACCGGGTCGCCCTGGGCTAAAGTTCGGCCGGTTATGCTGGTATAGTCGTTAAAGACGGCGGCTTTGATTTTCTCCGCATCGCCGTCTACGAATTCGATGTCTGGTAAATCAGCTAGTTTCATTAATTTTCACCGTCACTTTCGGCGTAAGTCGTCCTTTTATGTCGCCCGTGAATGTTATTTCCGTAATACTCACCCTTGGTTCGTAGCGCTTGATTTGAGCAAAAATTTCACTCGATAAAACCGCTTCTGCTTGTAACATGGGCTTATCTACGGCATCTCCGGAAATTCCGAACTCCCTATCGAGCGGGACGGAAAATTTCACAGTCCCTAAGATGGTCCGGACATTCTGCAATATTTCTTCGATTTTCGTTGCTGGCGCAAAATCAATTGTTTTGGCGTCTGGCATTACAACATATTCCACGGATGTCCTCCTATCTAAAGACGGTCAGTATCCCGTTGGCAATGCTACCGTAAAGGTTCAGTTTCGATTTTTCTTCCTGGTAGTTGCTATCATCGTATTCGACAAGCTTGACGTTTACTTTGGCCCAAATTAATGCCCCAACAGAGCTAAAAAACGTGTCCGAAACGGACATGGAGTCCAGGCGCCAATAGTTTTGGCTGACTGGCCGCATCCCGATGATTAGCGGGAATACGGTGCCGTTTTCGCACATCTCCTTCATCGTGGCCAAGTCCTTTTTTATCGCAATGTTATGCGATGCTGTGAGAATAAGGTCAAAGGTGATTGTTCGTAATTTCGGCCCGATGAACTCACTGACCGGCTTATGATAGATAATGTCATGGTCCTGCCAGCGGCTTCCTGCCTCTGTCTGATAGTTGGCCGGTGTCCTTAGATAATGTGACGATACGATGAATGGCAGACTGCCCATATATCCGATATACATAACGCCTCCTATTCTGGCGTGCTCGTTTTACTGCCGCCCGGCGTGACGCCGCCGTGTACGTGCGATACGAGCGAAATGCCGTTGACTACCACATCCCCACCTGCGGCATTAATCTGCAAGACCCCGCCGACATTGATTTTTAGGTTTCCCGGCGTGTCGATGATCCGTGTATTGGCATCGGCCCCGCCTGGCGGTTCGTCAGTGCTGCTGAAGAAGGTCCCCAAAACGAATCCGTCGCCTACGCCGGCACCCGAAAAGTTCGGCATCTGTATGCAGAGCACTTGGTCCCCGACAGCCGGCATCCAGAAATCTTTCGATTCCGATGAGCCGCGTTGAAGGACGAACATATCGTTCGTTACCTTGTTTCCTTTATCTTCACGACACACGCGCACGGTTCCGTCTTTCGGAGTCAGTGCGCATACAGTGCCATAAAATATCAGGTTTTCCAATAGCTTTTTGATGTTAGTATCCATCGAGGCACCTCCTCATTTCCAGACTGAGTACATAACCATTGCCCAGGCTGTGTGTTGCCTTTGTGACGATATATTTTCCATCGAAGGCGCCGAAGTTCATGAAACCGATGACAATTCCGGCCATGAAGTGGAAGTCGCCGTACAGGCTAAAGGATGCCGTGATTTCATCCCGGTTCTGTTCTCGCAATTTTTTCCTGGCCAGCTTATTTGCAGCGTCCACTGTGTCGCATTGTTCATTCACTTCCAGCGTCAGCCCCGTTTGCTTATTCGGGGCTTCAAAGTAGCCCTCGATGACTTCTTTGTTCTTGCCCTGCTTGTATTTAACGTGGCAGGCCCGATAAATGTCACGGGTCTTGGCTTTCATTGAGTAGGACAGAAAATCCGTGAAGTTCAGCGGATTTTCAGGCGATACGTCATCATCACTAGTCTGCTCAGAAAACGAGGCTGTCCCTGGCCGCCAGAATACAATCAGCGGCTCTTGGGTTTCCAGCTGGTATTCATCGAGGATGATAATGGTCTTGGTCGATATTTTCAGATCCAGTCCGGCATCATCACATAGCTTCTTCAAAAATTCAAGGTCTGATGCGTCTGACTGCTCGACATGCTCATACGATGGGTTGTTCTGGTCCCCCGGCTCATAGTCCAGTGACATGCCATTTCTCCAGGCGATGTCATTGGCGATTTTATAGAGGCTGATATTATCCCAGGATTGATTCTGCTTAATACCTCGTAATGACGTATCAGCAATGGCATTGACGGCTTTGATTTGTACCGTCGTCGGCATCCCGTTGATTTCGATTTCATCGACTTCAAATTCTCCGACCGGCAGTTCTTTGATGCCCTCGTTGACGCCGTTTTTGTTCAGCGTATAAAGGGTAATGTCCAATTTGGACCCCGGTTCCGGATACCACGTGTCCTGCCACAGCTGTGCCCTGTCTTCCAAGGTGACTGTCATGTCATCGACCTGTCCGGACAGGTTGTCCGTCACTTCAATGGATAGCAGATACTTCATCATATCTTCGGATATGTCTTTGCTCTCTGTTTCTCCTGCCGGCGTATACAGTATTTGAGCATAGGCCCGGCGGCCGAGGAATGTCCCCGGCGTCAGTTCTTTTTTCCATTCATTTAATTTGGCTTTAATCGTTTCGAGTGACATGGCATCACCGCTTCCATGGTGGCAAAATCTTGGATGACTGGATTACATTGATGTCCGGGATGTTCAATATGATCCCTGCTGGAAAAATAGCCGTGTTCCGGTACGTTTCATTCGCTTCCAGCAGTTCATTCATATAGAGCTCATTGCCGAAAATTTTATATGCAATGGAATCCCACATGTCCCCCTGGACTGTCGTGTACTTATTCATAGCTCAACCGCCTCCGTCCTGCGGATACTCTATCCAGCATTTTAGGCAGTTCCCGCTGGAATTGACGCGCCTGTTCCTCCAAGGCTTGACGGACGACATCAGCGACGTCACCTCCGCCCTGGACGTTGATAGTCGGCCGGAAATCCAGTGTAATGTTGCTGTTGCTGTACGACGGGGCTTTGGCTGTTCCTGCACTCATCCGCTGTGGCGTTTTGGGCATGACCCCTAATGCCGCACCGGCCTGCTGCCATAATGAGATAGCCCGTGCCGACCCGTCCAATGGGATAGCCGCTTCTGCCGAGTCTTCGGCAAATGTTGTCAGGAAGGCCCCACGCTGATAAATGCCACCTCTGGCGTTTTCGCTGACGTCATCACCGCTGCTGGTTGCTTCACTGATTGTACGGGTTATGTTTTGTGCAATATTGATAGCCGTATCAATCGGATGCGACAAGGCATTAACTAAGCTGCTCCACTTGTCCATCGCCCAGTCTACGGCCTGGCCAATGGCATCTATGACACTGCTGGCAAAACTTTGTACTGCCGCTACAGCACTATCCCAAGCACCGGAAATATAATCTACCAATGCAGAGATGATGCCTTCTATGACGCTGGCTGCACCCGATACAAAGCTGGAAATAGCATCCCATACAGCCGACGCGATGGCCAGACAGCCATTCCATACCCCGGTGAAGAAGGCGCCAAAGGCGGATATGATGTCCATGATGACCGATACGGCCATCGTCGCTACGGTCATGATGCCGCTCCAGACGGCTGTGGCAATCGCGACCAGGCCATTCCATACCCCGGTGAAGAAAGCGGCCAGGGCTGAAAACAGACTCATGCCAAAGGATACGATATTGTTCCAAATCGCAATGATAGCGGCCCGGAACTGTTCGTTTGTATTCCATAAATAAATGATGGCAGCTACTACGGCGATGATGACGGCCACAATGGCGATAATAGGATTGGCCATGAGTGCCATTGCTAACGCTCTGGCTCCTGTTGCCGCAAGACGAAAGGCTGCCCCTAATCCATTCAATCCGGCATGGAAAAGTTTGGATGCCGTTGCGGCCCCACGCAATACGGTTTCCCCATTCTTGTTTACTATAAAGAACAAGTTAGCCGTCTCTTTGAGCATATTGAAACCAGCTCTGATGGCTAAAATAGACCTAGCGGCCAATAATACCCCGGCAAAGCTGGCGGCCAGGGCAACCATAGTTTGTATCAATACTTGATGTTCTTTGGCCCAATTGGCAAAGGCAACGACGACAGGAACGATATTCTGTAATATGCTGTTAATAGCTGGTAATAACGCGGAGCCTATTTCAATGGCCACGGCTGTAATACTGTTCCTAAATAGCGATAATTGATTCGCAGTTGTTCCGCATCTCGCTGCATATTCCGCATCTACAGAACCGCCATATTGCATAACGTTGTTAACTTTATTGAAATTGTCCTGTAATGCATCCAAGTTAGTCAATAGTGGGGCAATTGCCCCAATGGATTCTTTTCCGAACAAATCAGCCAATACGCTGGCTTGCTGGTCTTTCGGCAAAGCTTGCAATGCGCGAAAAACGTCCATGATGGCTCCTTTAGCGTCGGTTTGCATCCGCTTGGCCATATCTGCCGCATCAAATCCCAACTGCTGGAAGGCAGCGGCCTGGCTTTTCGTGGCGCCTTCACCTGCCGTCATACCCAAGATTAGATTCTTGATGCCAGTTGCAGCTACGTCTGACTGCACCCCTGTGGCAACCATGGATGCCCCCAGAGCGGCAATTTCACCAGAGGCAACCCCGCCGATTTCCCCGAGTGGGCCGATGCGGGTCACGACGTCTGCAATCAACGGTGCTGAAGCTGCTGTCGTGTTGCCCAAGTAATTAATCTTATCCGCTAAGGCAACAACTCCGTCTTGATTTAGGTTAAATGCACTTCTCCATTTGGCCATCATGTCCCCGGCCTGGTCAGCTGTAATATCAAAAGCTACGCCCATCTTTACGGCATCTTGGGCGAATTGCATCAAATCTTGACGCGCTATCCCAGCCTGCCCGCCAGCGGCCACGATTTTGGCAATCCCAGAAGCAGCCATCGGCATTTTGGTAGACAAGTCTAAGATATCCTGTCCCATTTCTTTAAATTGCTGTGGAGTGTCAAAATCGACAACCTTTCTAACTTCTGCCATTTCACTTTCAAAATCCATGGCCGCTTTCGTTGCCCCCACTAACGGTGCTGCCAGGACAGCTGTTTTCATAGCAGTTCCAGCCAAGTTGCTAACGGCTTGAGACCAATTGGCAGACGCCTTCTGTTTGGCGTTGATGCGGTCTGTAATAGTCTCATACTCTTTAGCAAGCGCTATTTTCTTAACTTGTGCTTGGAGCATAGCCAATTCGGTGTCGTATTCAACGTATCCCTTACTACTTTGTTGTTTAGCCGCCTGTTTTTGCAAGCTTGCCATTTCCCGGTTTGCCACGCGTAACTGATCCTTCATCTGCTTCGCATGAGCGACCGCTTGGGACATAGTACTCCCTACGCTACCGTCCAGCCGCCCTTTGATAGCAATGGCTAATTCCATGACACGGCTCATTTTACTGCCCTCCCTTCTTAGCCTTCTTCATTTCTTCTTCTTCCCGTTCGACTTCTTCGTTCATGACTTGAATCCACTCATAAAAATCACCGATTGGCTGATCCAGGAACCATCCAATCGGCGTTTTCGTGTACTTCGCCAGCCTCATGGCCGATAATCTTATATTTTCTACGGCTCCTTGGGAAGCAAAAAATTCTGCGCTTTCAAGCAGGCTGCCATAAAGTCCGGGCCGCTCAAGTTGAGGATATCATCATACTTCATTTTGGCTGCCGCCGCGGCCACGATGGCCTGGTATTCCATCGACAAAGCCGGTACGGTCATGAGTTTGTCTTTCTTTTTAGCCTGGTTCATGCAGGCCAGCAGGGCATAGCCATTCAACTTCGTGAAATCAAAATAGATTTCTGTCTGCCCATTCGGCAGTGGTTTTGTCAGATGCAGGATGTTTTCCTGGTCTACGATTTCAGCGTTGACGAGTTCGTTTTCTTTTTCTTTCATTGGAATCCTCCTAGTTCATACCAATATTGGCGCGAACCTGCTGTAACAGGTCAACGCCATTGACGATAGCTTTGTAGCCGTATTTGTCGATTTCACAGAGCGTAGCGCCGCCCATTTCGATTTTGAAGTACGTACATTCGATGACGGTTTCACTGTCCGTCTTGGAACCGGCTTTGAATTTGCCAGGGTTGTGGCTCTTTACACGGCCACGGACGGCAACGCGGTACTGCTCGTGTTCATAATCATTGGCGCCGCTATCCCAGTTCTGGATGTCCGAGTAGAGTTCCAGTGCCAATGTACTGCCGCCGACCAGGCGGGAACTCGTTTTCGTCGGCACCTGCCAGGTCATCTTTAATTCCAAGGAATCAAAATGGCCAGCGATGGGCGCTTCGATTTTACCAGCGACGCCGATGCCTTCAATGTCTTCTGTCAGCGATTTCAAATCCGGCAATTCAACTTCGTTGACGCCGATTAAATCGTCGGCGCCGTCGATATAAGCCCGCATATCATTGATGACTTCCGGGATTTTATTTACTGCCATGTGTGTCCCTCCTTACGAGAATAATGCTTCAAAATTCGATACGTCATACTCAAAGGTATCTTCAATGTCCTGTGCCGGGACAGGCGGCGTCAGCTTCGTGTGGATCCGGAAGATGCCGGCCAGTAAATCAGTCGTCGGGTTTTCATCAGCCAGGAACTGGACACTTGCACCTAAGAGGTATCCTCGTGACGTCAGCCCATTCAACCGCACCTGTTCGCTGTCTACCAGCGTTTTTACCAGTCTCGGAGTGATTGGCTGGTCTGTCTTCTGCCAGTTCGTTAAAATGAAGGTGACATACTGCCAGTTGAACATGCGCCGGACACAGATGAACATATCTTTGACATCTGTCGTGCCTGGATAAGCACCGGTAAAGTTCCCCCATGACTTCCAGCCGCCGGAGAAATTCAAGCCCGTAACGATGCCCTGTTCATTCAGCAAATTGGCCTGTGTCAGATTGAGATTTACTTCACTGCCATCTTTCAGGCACAGCCCTGTCGCCTGTAATGTCTGGTTGGACGGTGACTGATACGGGACGTCATCGTTATTGCCGTCGGTAACGCCGATGATGCCCATGATATGGGTCGATAAGTGGAAAACCATATCGCCATTTTTGGCACACGGCCAGCAGACAATTTGGTTGTTTCCTGTATAATTATTGCCGTTTTTCCACATGTTGACGTCGGCGTATTTTTTGACCTGTTCCGTATTGATGTCTACCAGTGCCATGCAAGGGAACAATCCGTCTATTTTAGCCGCTTTGGCTTTCATGACAGCGGCAATGGCCGGCTTTTCAGACCATCCCGGTGCTGCCAACAGGCCCGGAACTTTGCCAATCTGGAAATAAATATCGTCGACGAGTTCCAGCCCTTTGTTTTTGCCATCCGTGGACATGCCGCCGATGATATCGTCATCTTTGACAGCCGTCGGATCTAATTTGTCATAAGCAACATGGATGCTCGATACGGAGGCCAGGGCACCATCATCCAAGAGAGTAATGATGAGCTGACCATCATCGTCGTATGCCGCCGTATAGTCCTTATCCAAGGTAGCTGCGGACCCGTCTGCACCGCCCTTGACTGTCAGCGTATGCAATAAGACCGGATCCGTAAGGATGACCTGTTTCTTCGTAACTGTCTTGGCTGTGTCCGAAACGGATACTTTATGTTTGTCTGGGTCCAATACATTGACAAATACAATTGGTTTTACATTGTACAGTTTAAATTCGGTATACATCGCTTCGCAGAGCGTGTACTTATCCCAGTCTGGATGATACCCCAAATTCTGCGTCGCTTCCTTCCAGCTGTAACAGATGACGGGTTTATTGACATAGGCCGTCGGGTCTTCTGTCAGATGGACAGGCGCCGTCCCGAAGACAACCGGCAAGCCGGAATCAGTGGCGACAGTCGCCACAATCGAGGTCGGGACTTCGCTTGCTTTTACGCCGTGGAAAAATGCCATTTTATTTACCTCCGTGTAATGCCATGGCCCGTTTATACATGATGTTTCTCAACGAGCCTGTAGATTTAACTTCTTTTTGTGCCGCATCTAATTCGCCCGCTGTGACGAACAGATGCTTATATACCGGGTCGTCCTTATATTTTGCAGGAATCCCGTCTGCGAAAATCTGATTCGTGTGGATTTCCGTGTCTTTATAGGCTGGGCCGACGTAGATGACTGGCCCGCTGTTTTCACTCATCGTATCTGCCTCCTAAAACCTCCCAATGAGTTTGACGTGGCTGCGGAATGAATACGTCGAACTCAATGACTCCTACCCATTGTGGGAACGGCTGGTCATCGGGAATCGTCGTCTTGATATTCCCGTCATCTATATCAATGAACCATTTCTTGGCAATGGGATTGTTGGCCAGCAGGTGATAGCGGATGAATTCGAGGAAATGGAACAACATATGAGCTCCATAGGTCATATCTTCATCGTAAATAGTCGCGTAGATGACGATAGACGTAACGGACTTATCCCGGTCGTCTGTCGTAGCTTCTGGCCGTACCACGACGGCCGGACAAAGTTTCTTTTGGTCTGCCCGGTTATTCGCCCGGGGCAGGAATCCGGCATATACATTTACATCCGTATCGACACTCGAAAAGATATTTTCTGGCCGGCCTTCACAATATTCCTGGTAAGCCGTGAATTTTTCTTTCAAGAATTCCGCGATACCTTCCGCGCATTCCAATGGGGTCATCGCATCACTTCCCTAGTCTGTATTCGATTTCATGTTCCAATCGTTCTTCAAAGACGTCACTGCCACGATCCATCATGACGCTCAGGACATCGGGATTGCCGAATAACTGCGGCACGGCCGGCCCATAGATACCTTTCAGCGGGTATCTTTCCTTGCCCTTACGGGCGACGAATGCCCCGCCCAGGCTAAAGCCGCGGGGGACATGCGTCATTTTCCCGCGCTTTACGGATACGAAGACGCCGTCCCGCCGCTTCTTGGCCTGATATTTATGGATTGCCTCGGGCGCCCCTTTGACAAGGATGGTAGCGCCGTCTTCATCGGCACGTATCTGTGCCTTAGCTTTCAAGTCCCCGGCCTTCATGGTATAAATGCTTCGGATTTCCTTTGTCCCTGCCGTCCTGGCGGCTGTGGCCGCCCGCTTTCCGGCAGCTACAGCCGCCCTGGCGATTTCTTTATCGCTCAGAGAGGACAAGGCGTCCATAAGCTTTTTGTCACCTTGAATGTCGATTTCTACGCTCATAGGCCCTCCTAGTGATTCTTGTGCAGGGTCATCGTCAAGATACCCATGTCGTCGATGACATTATCTACCAGGCAGTAATCGCCATCGACAGTAAAACTTTCTCCTTCCGCTGGGACTTCTCCGTAATCGTCTTTAGCGATATGAATGATGATGACCTGGCCATGGGTGCTCTCGAAGCCGGAATAGATTTCCTGTGTCTGGAACATAGCGTCTTCTTTGGGACTCTGCACGATGCATGTATACTTCTTGCCATTCAGCTCATGTGTTTCGGCAAATTCATCAGCATTGAGAAAAGCCGGAATGTCCGAAGCTACCATTTCTTTGAACGTGCTCATTTTTGGACGGCTGCGGCGGCATCGGCCTGGGGCAGTTCCATCCCTGGTTCGTCTGCCGGCGATTCTTCCGTCTCTGGCTCATTAGCCGGGGCCACTTTGTCCCCAACCAAGGCAACAACTTGTTCATCGGCCCGTTCCATGAGTTTTTCCGCTTCATCGTCCGGCAACTCGAACGAGTCGCCAGTCCGATATAAGTGCTTGCCCATGGAAACGCAGCCGTATGTAACGACTAACTTCATGGTCCTCCCTCCTATTTCGCTTTGATGACGGCCCAATCGTCGACAAACTGCGGAGCCAGGACACAACGGCAGTACATGTAGAAGCTCAATACCTGCGTATCCTTGTTGCCGTTATAGTACGGCACATACGGTGCAACGAAGGTTTCGTAGGCCGTGCCGGCATCATTGAGCAGGGTGCAGGCGCCGTGGAGCTGACTGCCGCGGCCCGGAATGGCGATGATGGCCGTATCGGGGTTGATGAAATACTGCGATTTCCCGGCATCGTCGGTGTACGTTTCTGCATAGGTATAGACGTCGAGGTTCAGCGATTTGATGCGCCCGACGTGAGTAATCTGCGGGCTGATAATCTGCGGCTGGAAGCCCATGAGGGACAGATTGTCCGCCGTCGGAACCATCATCCATTTCATGATCTGGTCATTGCTCAGCAAATAATCTGCGATATTTTTCCCACAAATCATCATGGTCGGGACGATACCGGCGTCTTCCTGGATGAGTTCCGAAGCGTTCTTGATGTCGCTGTAAATCGTCGCTCCGGCTTTATCCCAGGTTGTCGTCGGCGTGACTTTATGGTCAAAGTCAAACGCAATGGTGTCAATCAACACCGTCTTGCCGTCATCGGCATAACCTTCGATGTCGCATTTACCAGTCTGCAAGATATCCGCCGCCATCTTCGCTTTACGGTTGATGATTGCGTTCTGCAAATCCACCATATCTTCAGCCTGCTTGATGGCTGCGCGCTGGGCCGGTGTCGTCGTGCTGTAGATGTTTTCGCCAAAGCCGCGTTCCGATAATTCTTCCGGATCTACTACCTTACTCGGCCCCATCATCGGCGGCTGGTAGATAGCGATTTTAGAGCCCGTGTCTTTCAGGCTCGCTCCTTTTGCGCCACGAACGACAAAGGGGGCCAGCTGACGGCCACGCTTGCGGTATTCTACGGCAATTTTGGTCGTAACGGCTGTCGCCGGTACAAGCGGGAAAAATGTATCAAGCAAAAAAGATGCCGGCGGCGTAATCCGTTCCATTGCCTGCATCAAAGATACAGTATCTCTCAATTCAATAGCCATGTTCAGTTCCTCCTAGTGTACAGATGTCAAGAAAATACCGGCATTTCGCAATTCTTCTTCATGGGCGTCAACCGTATCTTCGCTGGCGGCAATGAGGTATTCGCGATGGAATCGGCCGGAAACATAGACCGTCGCAACGGTGGCTTTAGCATCCACGTCGCAACTCAAAATAGCATTGGCAACAGCGGCTTTAGCCGTAGCCACAGCGGCTGTCCCAGTAACGGTCATCAGCGTGCCGCGTTTCATAGCTGTCCCAGCCGTTAATGTGACGTTCTTGAGCAAAATGGGAATTTCCGGCCCGCCGATAAGCTGGTCGTGTTTAATGTCGATGACTTCTCTGATTGCCATTATTTTGCACCTCTCAATCTATTCGCTGCATTGACTACATCTTCAATGTCCTGAGCTTTCTTTACTGCTGCCTGGTTCTGCGGCATTCCTGTTTTCGGCACAGGTGTTACCTGTTCAGATCCTGACTGCATCTGTTCCATAATCATGGTGCGTACGCTTTCCAATGCCTGGTCACTCGGCGACTGTACGCCGGCGACGGCTTCGATATAGGGAGCTACATCATCCGCTGTCCGACCGTCGCTGATAGCCCGGTCAATCATGGCATCGGTGTATACGTTCCCGTTTTTCAGTGCCTTCAATTCAGCAATTCGCTTCGATTCATCCGCATCCTTGTTCGCGTTCTGCGGGTTCAACCCCAATAAGGCTGCCAGTTTGCTGGCTAAGGTTTTATCATCCATATTTTTTTCTCCTTTGTTGATGATCTTTTCAAGCTGTGCCCGGTTCTTCATGTGACACGGGCAGGAAATATTATTGACAATCAGCATATTGTCATTCAGGCTGGCCGTGACCTGATAGTCTTCGTCGATGGCGTCGATGAAACCATTTTCCAGGGCCTGGTCGGCCGTCATCCACGTTTCATCGTCCATCATCTGTGCCAATTCATCCGTTGTCTTATGGCATCGTTCCGCATAGACGTTCAAAATCGTTTCTTTCGTCGATGCCAGCGCTTTCTGTAATTTGGCCAGGCCCTGTTCATCATAGCCGCCGATGAGAAAGGAGGCCGGGTTGTGAATCATGTACAGTGCATTCCTCGGCATTTCTACGCTGTCTCCCGCACAAGCGATGATAGTGGCCGCGCTGGCACACATCCCGTCGATGTGCATGGTCTTCTTGCCGCTGTAGCCTTTGAGCATCGTATAAATGGCCTGGGCCGCGAACACGTCGCCACCGGGACTGTTGATGCGTACAGTCAGATTCTTGCCGCCACATTCTTTTAAATCGTCGTTGAACTGGCGCGGCGTAACGTCATCGTTGTACCATGACTGCGACGCGATGGTGCCATACAGCAGCAGTTCTGCGTTGTCGTCGCCCGCTTCATTGACGAAACGCCAAAATCTTTTACTCTTCATTGGTTGTCTCTCCTTTGTCGGCCAGCACTTCCGGGCTTCCGATAGTCAGACCGTATTTTTCAATCATCTTCTGTTCGTACGCCAGCTGTTCCAGATTTTCTTCCAAGTCCGTGCCTGTCAGCTCAGCCGCTTCTCGTTCTCTTGTGCTCAGGCCGTATGTCGTCCGCAAGGCGCTGCCGTTGACATCTTTTACCGGGTCAAGTATCGTCATGGTCGGTCCGTACCAATCGGCGTTGCACCAACATTTCCGAATCAATGGATCCGTGAAGAATCCCGGGGCTTTGACGCGCCCGATGGCAATGGCTTCGGCCAGCCACATTTCATAGACAGGCTGGCAAAAATCGCGGGCGAACCAAATGCGCCGGCGCTTATATTCTTCCCACGCCTGTAGCATGGCGGCACGGGAGGCCGAATAGGATGACGTGAAATGCTTCATCAGGACTTCGTAAGGTTGGCCGATGGCGCTGCCGACCATTTCCAACAGCTTCGTCGTGAAGGCGTCGAACGTTGACATGCTGCGCGACGCATCGACGCTTTTGACATCGACGCCACGAGGAAGGGCATTGATGGTCCCAGGCCCTAATGCGTATTCGTCCGGGTCGATGACGGGGCCTCCCTGGGGGTCAATGGTTTTGCCGATGAAGTCATTCAGCGTGCCGCCAGATGTCTGGGACTCTGTGAAAAACAGTGAGAAAAAAGACTTTACAATGGCAGCTGTCAGCTCGGCTGTCGTGTAACGGCTGACTTGTTTCAGCGTTTCAATGACAGGGGATAAATACGGCGCTCCTCGATATTGTTCCGGCCGCTGGTCGTTGCTGGTCTGTATGATGTTTGGCATGCCGCAAATGTCGCCCCATGCTTTGACGCGGGTCCAGGTGGCAATCGTCCCTATGTCTACCGGGTCGCCAGGTACTTTGTTCGATACCCAATAGGCGGCGACGGCTCCATCCGGGTCGATTTCTACACCGGATATGATTTTGTTCCCCGGTGTGGGCGCCGTCATTTCTACGGCATACGGCCCGGTAATGCCATAGTAGTCCCGTCCATAGGGATTGCTTACCCGGTTTCCTTCTAGGAGTTGCAGGCGCAAGCTGTACGGCATATCTGCTGTCGGCGGTCGGCGCTTGAACAGGCAAAAAGCATCGCCATCCACGAGATAGCCCGTGTAGTTGATGTCCTGCATGTCGTAAAAATTATTTCGCCTCGTCAAATCGCACTGTGTCGAGCTGGCCCACAGGTCGAATTCTTGGGCTACATGGCGTGACCATTCCCGTGATTCGTCGGCCGTCATGCCTAACAGCTTGTACTTGGGACGCGGAAACAGATGCAACCCCGCCCCGATGGTGTGCAGTGAACTGGTCATGATGGCCGCTGCTCCAATGGGCGTATTGATAGACTGGTCGGCACTGCGGTTGCGCAACGTATACAGATTGGCGTTTACGTCTGATTTTGCGGAATATTTTCGCGGATTGTAGGCTTTTAGAATATTGCTTTCGTGCGAAGCCCCGCCGTTTGAATAACCGCTGTTCTGGATTGTCGGCGTCCGCGCCTTTTGTCGTGACCGTTTATTTCGTTTTGCCATGTTCGGCCCTCCTTAATCGAAAAATACAATGCGCTTCCCGCGCCCTTTCCCTGGCGTTTCGCTGTCGTCCAGCGTCGCCCCGCTGGCAATCAGGTTGTCGATGGCGACGCGAATGCTGGACAAGTCCGCCCTTGTCAGGGTCCGGTTCCCGATGGTATACGACTGTCCCATCAAAACGGCCTTCTCTGCTTCTACATACCGGGCCAGTCGTTCATTTTGCAGTTTACTCATAGTACCTCCTACCAAATGTTCGTCTGTTTGCTGACCCGTCGTTTTCTTGCGGGCTTAGGTTGTTCTTTTCTGACGGCCGCTTCCTTCGCCGGCTGTTTCATGATAGCTTGTAGTTCATCCCAGTGCGGATTGACCGACAACATGCATCCCAGATTGTAGACACGAAGATCCAGAGGTTCGTTTCGGACACCTGTTGTCGTTTGCCATACCTCCCGGATAACGCCGTTTTTCTTGACTTTCGTCTTATGTTCGGATATAAGTCCCTTGAAATAAAGTTCGTCATATCCCCGGTTATCCAGGCCGTCGCTGTTTTCATTCAACGGGAAATGCATGTATTGAGGCCCTGGGGCTTTGATGGCCAGGCGGTTCATAACCTGCTGCTTGCCGTCGTCGACGCCGAGGATGACCAACGGTATCGGCGTCCCCGATGCCTTCCCGATTTTGTAGTTCAACGGTATGCCCGGCATGTTGCTGTAACCTTTGATAGCGAACCGCTGTTTGGTAAAATTCGCTTCACAATAGCGATAGACATGGCCGGTATAATGGCCGCCAGAGTCGATGAAGGTACGAACGATTTTCAGCCCGGTTCCGTTTTTGAACCGGTACACGTGTTCGAGGATGGTGTCCAATTCTTCCCATGTTGATTCCTGGTCTGGACGACCTAAAATAACGCCCTTGCGGATACCCCACGACTCTTCACCGGCTCCCCAGCCACAGACTTCATATTCCAGTCGGTTGTCCTGGGTATCGACGGCTGCTGTCAATAACAGTACGCCATCGGGCAACTCTGCTCCATACAATTCGCGGCGCCTGACGAAGATCGTTTCATCATCGAACGCCCCTGGCTGTCGATAGCTTTCGCCAAACCGCGTGTTGACCACAACTTGTTCGCGTGTCGGGTCCCCTTTGGCTTCCAACCATTCCCGCATGATTTCATTCCAGCTGGTCCAGGGAGAAGTGAAGGCATTGATGAAAAAGGAACGGATACCATTCGACCTGGCCTTTGGATTCTGTGCTCGATAGCCTTGAACGGCGTTCTTCATTTGCCGTTCCGTGAATTCATAGCCACATGCAGGGCATCTCCATTTCACGTGATGTACGATAGCATGACGTTCGCCCCGGTCATCTTTGTAGGTCTCTGCATCGGTTTCCATGTCGAGATACCGGAGCAGATGCCATTCCCCGCAATTAGGGCATTGATGTTGCCATTCTTCCTGCGTTCCGGCGATGTATTCCGCATCAATCCGGCTGCTTCCCTCGGTTGTCGGCGTCGAAAACAGCCCCATGACCCGATTCCAGAAAGTCGTCATTCGTTTGGCTGCCAGGTCTACCGGGTCGCCTTCGGTGCCAGCCGAATCGGGGAATCGGTCCACCTCATCGGCCAGCAGAATCCGTATCGGACGGCTGGCCAGTCCGGCCGGGCTGTTAGCTCCACACATGACCAGTCGGCCGCCTGGGAAGAATTTCGACAGAATCGTGTTGTTTCCATCCCTGGTTTTAGCCGTCTTGTCCCCGGCCCGCTTCACATCGTAGAACAACGAACTCAATACGGGCGTGTCGCGGATCATGGGAGCAATACGTGATTTGGAATAATCCTGGGCCATGTCTACTGTCGGCTGTATCATCATGATGGAAGCCGGGTCCAGGTGGGCAAAGCGGCCGATGACGTTGTTCATGATGTCTGATTTGCCAATCTGCGCCGCCGACTTGACGACGACGCGATGTACACCGGGTTCTGTGAAGGCATCCATGATGGCCCGTTGATACTCGGCCCGTTCCGTCCGCCATTTGCCCGGCTCTGACGAAACACCAGCCGACAAATAGCGATACGTATCAGCCCATTCGCTTACAGACGTCTTCGGCAGCGGTTTCAATCCGTGTCGGGAAATGTATTGCCACAATTCTTTCGCTGACTTCATGGCTCGTCCTCCTCTTCTACTTCTTCATCGGTGAAGAGATCCGGGCTATATTCACTCAGCTCAGATAGCTTTTCTTCCAATTCTTTCGTCAATCTGGCGTAAATTTCTTCTTTGGTTTTCCCTTCCAGCTGTGGCGCCAACTTTGTCGGCAGTCCCAACAGCTGCGTCCTCAAGTTAGACAACATTTCCGTCATGACTAATTCGACCGTTTTGGCACTGTATACGCGGTGTTCCATTTTAGCCAGGCGCAATTCAGCGATTTCCCGCTTCGTCTTTTCATGCCGGGCCTTTTCGGTCATGTAGTCTATGTCTTCATCGCCGCCGTTTCCTTTGGTGGCGTCTTTGTAATTGAGGATGGATTGTACCAAAAAGACGCCGCCACTCTTGTCTTTTTCATCGCGAATGACGACGCCTTCCTGGATTAACTGAGATATTCTGGGAGGGGTTAAGCCGATTGCGTCGGCCAGCGAACGCTGAGTAACCGTGATTTCACGGGCTTTCCCGCGTACTTTCATGACGCCCTCCCTCCTCTCTGACTTAACATTTTGGTTTGTTTATGCGAACGCATGAGCTATATAAATAAATCATACCCCGCTTCACATAAAACCATTTGAAAATATAAATTAAGGGCTGAATTTTACTAAAATCTAGTTTTCTTTCGGGCGCCGCGGTCTCGCAAGGCTTTTGTTAACCCAAAAGAACCTAGTCGAAAAAATCCAGAAATAAAAATTTCCGGACTCATCGAATCAAAAATCTTATTTTCCTCAAGTTGACCAGAAACCTTCGCAAAACCTTTCTGTTTTGTATCCAGTGTCACCGATGCGCACAGCATACAGGCAAGGTACATCCTGTGCATCGACCCATGGCGCATGGCTGCTGTCCGGGTAGTACAACACCCCGTCTTTGTGGACGGGGTGCTGCTCCTTGCGTGTCTATCTATTCTTGAGGGGTGAAAACAATCATGTGCTCTACGCCATTTCCATTGCTTCACATATACACTATACCACAGGTCCAACGTGAACTACCATGAACTAGCATGAACTAATTTTATTTTTTTTGAAGATTTTGTCGAATTCTTCCAGCGCCTGGGTACGCAGTCCGTTTCCCTTTCGTCGAAGCCAGCTGACTGAGCAGATTCCTTCGCAGGCTTTTTCCCAGGTTTCGTGCCACAAATAATGCCGCTTCATTATCGCCTGCATCCGTTCGTCATCCATACATTCGACGAGCTTCTTGAATTCCCACGGGCGGTTTACGGTCTGAAGGTACTCACGTAACATTTTGTCGCGCTTATCCAGAAAACCGATAATCCGGTCTTCCATCGCATTCCGCCCATTCCCGCCGCTAACTCGCGGCTTTTCATAATCAATGGCATTCAATGCCAGCAAGTCGTGTTGGATCTGACTGATTTCTTTCAGCAGCATGTTGGCTTTTTCTTCCGACTCATAGACCAGTTTGAGATACTCTGTGCTTGTCACGCTACCCCTCCCTTTAATTTCTGTGCCGGCGTTTCCGCTTCAATGTCCAGCGTCATCTGCGCCCGTTTTCCCTGGATGAATAATTCCGCTTCCTTCATGGCGCTTCGCACGGCATTGTCCAGCTCCATCCAAGCTCTAGCGTAAATCTTTTCCGTCTTGAATGTAGCGACTAATCCGTCATCACCGTGCATCGCTCCGGCTAATACGTAATTATCGACGCTGTTGTCCCGATTGTATTTAATTACGATGTCTTCAATCTCCCCGTCGCATACCGCGGCAAAGCAGGTATCCACATTGGCCATGACATGAAAAATATGCTCCATGGCCTCGTACAATTCTGGCCTGGCCAGTTCTTTGCTTTTCAGTACATATTCCCGCGGCACTTCTTTTTCGTTTTCGAGGTATCCGATTCGGACAACATTACTGCGCACGTGAATCTTGCTGATGATCATAACTTCACCTTGCTTTCGATGAACGTAATGTGCACCTTGAATCCGCAGATGGTTGCGATTTCTTCCAGCTCCCGCTTCAACAGCATCCGGCGTATACGATACCTGCGGTTCTTCCGCTTCTCCTGCCGCTTCTTTTCAACCCGGCTGATTGCTTTTTCCGCTGTCGGGTCTTGGTAGTGTTCACTGTTCATTCGCCTCGCCTACTTTCCGAAAATCTTTTCCGACACTTCGTTCATGTCAATGTCTTCCTCTGTGTGCTTCTTCGGTCGTCCTGGATGTTTCTTGGGCTTGGCTGGCGTTTCCAGATTGTCCAAGATGCCGCCGCCCGTCAAAATGTCCAGAACTTTTTTCACGGATTCGTCGTCCCCGGTAATGCTGATATGCACTTCCATCGTCTCACCTCCTATTCCTTGCGCGCGCCTGCATCCCCGTAAAGGGTTCGTAAGTAGGCAACGCACTTCGTTCGTATTTCTGCCGCCCTGGCCCCGTGATGGCGTTCATAATGGCATCGCTCACAAAGCGTGACGGTTTTGTTGATTTCGTCTGATTTATAAATCCCGCACGGCTCATGGTGCATCTTTTCCCCGTCGTCGATGTATCTCCCGCAGACGATGCACTTATACCCGTCTCTTTCGTGTACGCTGTCGTTGAGCCGTTTTAGTTTAACTCCCCGGAGGCGTACTCTTTTTGTCTTTGCAATATACGTCGCTATCCCTCCTCGTCATTTTTACCGTGATATGCCAGCCCGTCAATTCATTGAACGTACTGCTGGCTTCGATGAATTCATAGCCAGGATATAATTTCTCCCATACGTCACGGCAGTCGGTCTGCCCGGCCAGTTCTTCCAGCTTGCGATGCGTAAACGCCCAGTCTGTTTTCGTGACCTTCGGGTTTTCCAGATTTCGAGAACAAATATATGTGTTCTCGAATTTCTCTTTGTCGCGGGCTTCCTTCATGATGTATTGGCAGAGCCGCTGCATCAATTCTGCATCGTCTATCCGCAACCGGCTGGCATTGCTCAGGCCGTTACCCCAAACGTCTTCCAGCTCATTGCGGTCCAGGCCCCCGCTGATGATCATGTGAAAATGAATATTCGTTCCCTTTCGTTCGATGGCCCCCATATACTTTGCCGAGGGAAGCCCCGCTTTTTTACGCCGACGATTCACGCGCTTGATGAAATTGTGGAAGTCTTTCTTGGCATCCTTCACGTTGTCCCGACGGTGAAGCGTGTCATAGGTCAATGTCAAATAAACGTCGTCCCTGGTGAAATTCGTTTTTACTTTTTGACGGAATGTCCGCAATGCCTTCTTTTTATTTCTGCGAACTTGATCCGGTGATGACAGGTTGACTTTCTTTTCTCTCATCTTCTTTCCTCGTTCCCGCATATCAGTAACTTCAAACAAATCCGTTTCAAAATATCTTTTTCCGCAGAAATATTTCACATTACGAACAAACCCCATGGTCTCACTTCCTTTCCAGGTGGCACTAAATATAACGCCTACTACAAGCCCCAATGGGCCTGTGGCCCATCACTTCCTTTATATACATATATATGGAAAAATGGAGACGCTCGAAATGAACGTTTCCATTGTCCCTTTTTAATTTAAGATGTGGGCCAGAATATAAATAAATCCGCCCCAAAATAAAACACTGATGATAATTATTCCCCGCCATACCATGGCCCTGAGTCCATGATCTGTTACGTGCATTGTGCTTTCCATTCCTTTCGTTCTTTGCTGTTCATCCACGTCTGATAATCCATGTTGTGAAGTTTCGCTTGTTCGATATCGAGGCCCAACGGCGATAACGGCTTCTTTAGTTTGCGCCGGGGTACGGGCTTTTCATCCCCATTCCCATAGCACATTTTTTCCTTCCACTGCTTATTCGCCTGCCGTGACAGCCGCTGCTTTTCTGTATTCAAGATATTCTTGGCAATATTTCCACATTCATGGCTGCACACATATGGCGATGTGTAGTGTTCCAGTGGCCGCCCACATACGATACACTTCTTCAGTTTCTTTCTCGTCTTCATGCGCCGCCACTTTGTATATTCATCTAAGATGCGATGCCGGCATGATTCGCAGTACTTTCCATTTCCCTTGGCCTGGAATTCCCGGCCACAGCAAGGACAAATCATATTTCCACCCCTTATCCATAAATCTTTACTTCTCCGTACTTTTCTTCGCAGGCAATCAGCCCCGGATATACCTGACCACATTCGACGGCCATACATTTCATAAATTCTTCAATCCCCGGCTCTCCTTCGCGGATACAGCCGGCATAGAATTTGATTTTCTGCTGAATGGCTTTGAGACGCTGCGCCCCGAAACCGAACAATTCGTGAATGGCCAGGAACAGGTGAATGTACGATGCTTCGACGCTGGCCATCGCCGACGTCCGCTGATAGCGCCCATTCAAGCCCACTCCGGATATAATCCAGTTGATAAAGTCCCGTTCCAGTCGTTCGCTGACTCCTAACGCCTCCATTTTCTGTCTCATCGCAATGAAGGCCGTCCCTTCGAATGTAGGATCATCTTTTATTTCCTGCCTGTTGTATTCATTGCATTTCATTTTGATTCGTTCCAGACGTTTTTGGCCGAAGCCATAGTCATCATGAAGGGCCATGAATACGAGTGTTGCCGTTGTCGTTTCGCCGGCATTATTACCGATGGTTAGGTTCTGCACTTTCGTCCGCATCTTTCGTGCTCCTTTCTACATATTTGATGATAGTATGTACTATTTGCTCCGCTTCTCCTGGTATGCATAGGTTGCCGAGCCGTTTTATCGATGTGCGGTTCATAATGGCTCCGAAGCCTACCTGTGGCAATACCGGGAACTTGACCTTCCCGGTTAAATTATTTGCTTCCAGCATGGCCATCTCATAGCGGCAGCGGTCCGGCTCATAGATGACGATTGCATAGCTTGGCTTGCCCATGTCGATTTCGATGACGTCTCCATCGAAGATATCCTTGTTATCGCCGCCGACGATGCCGATGCTGTGGCGGCATGTTGTGCTAAATATTTCATTTTTGGGTGTGACCAGGTATTTCATTGGTGACCTCATTTTTCTGTATTGGTCAACAACATAAAGGACCGCTTCCCGGATATCTTTATCTTCCGGTTCTGTTTCTGGTTCTTCGTCCAGTTCTATTTCTTCATCCGCTTCTTCCGGCAGCGTTTCTTCTGGCTTTTCGTCTTCTTCTAAATGCAACGCATCATTTTGCGTTCCATGCGTTACTTTGTGTGTTGCCGGCGTTTCTCCCTGCGTCTCTGGATAATAGACGGGTTCTGTCTTTTCCGGTCCCGCCACGGGCGCGATGAAGACTTCGATGGCTTTCAGCGTGATTTCCGTGTCGTCTTTATGCTGCTCATAGAATTCTTTTTGCATATCCGGCGTCAGCTTCGACAGCTCATAGGCTGCCGAGATGCCAAGCTTGCCGCTTTTCATCCAGTCTTCGTAGTACTTACGCAGGTTATTCGAGATGGCCGAGTACCTGGCAATGTTGGTCTTGCTTTCGTGCAGTGTCTTAGCGATGGCATCGCGCTTGCGGCCTGTGATTTTCCCGGTCATGACGCCGTATTTAAACAGACTGTTGAGCTGTTTATACTGTTCGACTCGTTCCCAGGCAGTCAAGTCCCGGGACGTACTGTTCGTATCGATAAGCAGCAGTTGATTTCCATAATGGTCCGTAGAGATTTCGCAAGGTACGGTATCGGGAATCCCCACAGTCTGCTCTTTCAGCAGCTCTTTGACGGCCTTGCACCGGCGATGGCCGGATACAATCATGTACCGTCCGTCTTTCATCGGTTCGACAATCAAGTTCTGACGGACGCCGCCGGCGGCGATAATCGAGTTCTTCAATTCTTCTACATCGCCGACGATATAGAAGTTATCCGGGTTCTCTACGAGCAGATTGACCGGAATCTGTTTAATAGTTCGGTCCTTGTCCTTGTTGACGAGGCCCATGTTTTCCATTAAGCTCATTCTTTCACCTTCTTTATGATTTCATTGGCTAATTTTCTATATTGCCATGCTGGTTTGAGTGTCATACCGAGTTCGGCCAGCGGCTTGCACATCAATGTACTGTCGATGATCCAGCGGCTCCGGCTGATTTTCGTATCGAAGACAGGGAAGCTGGCTCTTAGCAGTCCTTCCGCTTCATCGCTCAGCGTCGTCCGTTCGTCATGCGTGATGAGCACGCCCAACAGTTGGAGAGCCGGATTGATTTGCATGACGTCCTGAAGCTGTGTGTCGAGTTCCACCAGTCCCTGGCTGGAAAAGGCGTCCAGCCGCACTGGGATGACGATAAAGTCCGCGATGCTCAGCGCGTTAATGGTCAGCATGTTCAGTGCCGGCGGGCAGTCGATAAGGACAATGTCATATCCGCTGCCAATGTCGGCCAGAGCATCGACGGTCTTGCTTTCGTAATAACTGCGTTCCAATTCATACAAATCCATATTTCCCGGCATGAGCGACAGAAACGGCCAGTCCGTGCCGATGATTTCTTTTTCCCGCATCCCACACGGAGCTGACTGGTCGTACCGTTTGTAGAACTGTGTCAGATTTCCTTGCGGGTCACAGTCAATCATGAGTACTTGCGGTGCCTGGCCGCGATGACTGCCAGGCACGTGATGCGTTCGTTGTGTGGCATAAAGGTGGGCCAGGTTCGCCGTCGTTACCGTCTTACCGACGCCCCCTTTTAGGTTGTAAATAGCGATTTTCATGTGTTTTCTTCCTCTCTGAATAGCGGCAACTCCATAACATCTTCCCCATGAACCACGGACAATCTTCGCAGTGGTCCTGGCAGATGTCCCTTTTATATTTGCGGCAATAGATCCAACTGTGTGTCGGCTGGCCGCATAGCGGACACGGGTCCATTAGTATACCGTCCCTTTGACGATATTGTAATGAGCGCAATGACCGTCTTGCCAGCGGATGCAGGGAAAGCCATCTTTGTAATACATTTCCTCGGCGTACCCGTGCCAGTGTCCGGCATGGATTTCTTTAGTCGCCAGCTTGATGGCCGCCTGGGCAATGTCTTGATGGACGTTACGGTTCTGCATCCGCCGGAACCACTTGCTTTCATCCTGCTTTTTCATAGCTATTCCCTCATTTCACAGGCGTATTTCTTTTTGATTTCGGTGAGGATATCGACGTATAACATCATCCACCGTTTTTCATCCAGTTCATCGCCGAAGCCGTGTTGGTTTTCGATATCCTGCTGCATGATCATCAACGTGTCCAGGCTCAGTGCCGGCAACACCTTCTTGATATAGTCGGTGACATCGTAGATGATGTGCGTCCGCCGTCCCAAGGCATAGCGCATAGCACAGCAGAGTATTTTTTCATAGGCTTCATCGACTGGCATAATATTCACGTTATTTTCCCCTCCTTGGCGTCGACGCAATCGGCGCCCAATACTGGACCTCTTGCATTGTGACAAGGCGGATTTCCCCGTCTACAATCCAATGATCCATGCAGAACGTGCCTATTGCAACAAATTCCCAGTCTGTGCCTACATTCATTGCGACAAGTACCCTGCGATGCGGGGCCGGTAATTCATAGCGTGTGTCTACCCATTTCATGATTTTCGCCTGCCTTTCAGAAATTAATGACTAACCGCTGCCCTGGGCGGATGTCGTCATTACTATTGATATCGTTATTCACGCTGATTTCATAGATGACTTCACGGATATCCATACCGCGTTCATCCGCGATGGGCCTGGCGATTTCCCACAGCGTTTCTCCCTGGTCCACGATGTGGACTCGGGCATCTTCCTGGGCTTTCACTGTTTCTCCCAGTGAATGGCCTACATACAGGCCGACACTGCAAGTCACAGCTAGGGCAAGTAAAAACCGTCCAATATGCCTTTCTCTTTTCATCGTTTTCCCTCCTGTTCACGCTAATTCGATTCCAGGAAATACGTCGTCATAGACGTTCTTCCTGGTCATACCGATACGATTAATAGCCCGTTCGCGAAGCCAGGCAATGATGCTTGTCCGTTCAAATACGTAGGTGTTCCCTTCTTTAATGCACGGTGCGCCTTCGTAGATCCATTTATCTACGATTTCCTGGCTTCTCCCTGTTACCTGTGCCAGCTCTTTTCGATTCCACGTGAGCTGGTCGCACAGCTTCATCTTTTCCATGGGTCTTCGTTCCATCTTCTTCCCTTCCTTCACTTGTCGTGCTATAATGTAGCTATCAACTTTTTTCCAAATCTTTTTTCCTTTAGAGCCGTCCGGTTGCCGCCGGGCGGTTCTTTTTTTGTGTCCGTTTCGGACACGTTAGCCAAAGTGTCAGCCCTCGTCCTGCCAATTCAAAGATCTTGTCGATGAGCGGCTGTATGGCTAAGGCTTCGTATGCGTCGATTTTGTCGTCACAGCAGATTTTCTCCAGCTTCATCGAGTCGTTATTGGCTTCTGCCAAGGCGATATGGTATTGCATGGCTCCGGCCGCAACGCCTGGCAGTTTGCCGATTTTCGGCAGGATCATCCTGCCAACTGCCGATTCCTGGGACAAGTAGGAATAGCCTAGGCACGGATTGTTAAAAACCTGCATCATGGCGGCGACCATATCGTCGCCTGGAAGTATTTCCCCGCCTTCATACTTTGCGTATGTCCTGACGGACACGCTCAGCGCTTCCGCTGCCTGCTCTTGTGTAAGACCTGCACCCTTGCGGGCCCTTTTTATCTCCAAACCAAACCGCTTACTCATGTGTCATTTCTCCTCTCGTGCCACCGCCCATGCTATAATTACTTTTGAAGGGAGGTGAATATTATGGCTGACTTAAAAGATTATCTTAATCAATACGCTCCTGGCATTAATAATTTAATGCAAAATCCGTTTTACCAAGATGCTGTAATACAGCAACAAAAAAATATTTTTCAGGATAAATTGAAGTCATACAATAAAAAGCGGTTTAATCTTACGAATAAAGAAATTGATTCTTTGATTCTATCTATTGCCTCTGGCAAAAACACATATAAGGATTTTCAAGACGTAATCCCTGCGATGAATTCTCCTACAATGTGCTATTACCTGATAGACAAGCCACAGGTCGGGCCTAACCAATTTGAAACTTATAATTTAATTGGCCCCAATCTGCCTCGATCAACCTATTTTCAATTTGAGGAAGTTCCAGAAGATTTCTTTTACCTGTATGAGTTCAAACCCACTGATACTTTTATTTTGAATATCCCTGGTGAAAACAGACTATACGAGTTACAAAAGGAACAGGAATCTTTAAAGCTAACCCAACAAAGTATCTCCAGTGCAAACGCCGCTGTCTTTTGGGCAAAAGTATCAGTTATTATAAGCATTTCATTATTTGTCCTAGGAAAATTATTAGGCTAATGACAACGACCCCTATCGAAAGCCAAATATATGCTTGCGCATCTTTTAACCTTTCATCATCACTGTGATACTGCTTTCTGGTTAACGCATCTTTTATCTGTCGAGCCGTGCCGCTGCATGGCTCTTTTTCTTTTCCTTGCGCCATTTCGGCATCTTTACTGTCCGTTTTCGAATCTAATCCGAATCTCCTGCTCATGTACTTTCACCTCCTTCCAGATATAATGAAATTAATCCGGTTATCCCTTTTCAAATTCAAAGGTTTCCTGGGCTTTTGCCCGGATGCCTTCGACGTCCAGGCCGAAGTTTCTGCAAATGTAGGCCGCTTCTTCGGCGGCAAATTTGGCCGCGTGGGCTACGAACCGGCTTTCTTTGGTCTTCTTGTCTTTCATCTTGGCCGCTGTCCGTAATCGTGACATTTCGCATTCATATAAGTTGTTTTCCAGGAACCCTTTTTCTTTCTTGTTCATTTTTTCACTCCCTTTCTATTACCGGTAGATCCAAACTAATATCTGTAGAGCTATCCCGAAAACTGCTAAAAGAATCCCCAAGCCAAATACAATAGCATCAATGCCATCCATCCATTCATCTTCAATTGAGCAACCGTTATCGCTTACCCATCTTGAACCGATTACAAAGTATGGCGGAATTCCCAGATACCAAGTAGTATTTTTGGTGATACGAATATAAATAATCCAATCTCTTACGACTACCGAAAGCTTACTATGTTTTACCGGGTCACCTTCAAAAAGAACTATATCTTTCTCCTCATCACTACTTGATAGCTGTAGTCTTTCCCAAAAAATTTCTTCTCTAATGCTTGTTTTTATTTCTTTCTTATTAGTATCAAATATTAATTCACGAGCACCCCTTACTAGTGGCATCATGGGTTCTGGCTTGTTTGTTTTAAAATCTTTCCTTCTTTGCGTCATTCTCTCTCCCTCCCTTGCATTACTCTCCTTTAGCTTCTACTGATAAGTAACAGAAATTCCAGAAACGTCATGTGCTCCTTGGGCATCCCGTTATGACCATAATTTTTAGCTTTATCTTTTCTCTTATGTTATTTTAAATCACGTTTAAGGGCGCAATAAATAATCTGTCGTTACTTTAAATAATTGCGACATTTTAATTAAAGTATCAATGCGCGGCTTGTTCTCGCCACGTTCCCATTGTGATACAGTCACTCTTTTTACGCCTAAAGCGTCGGCCAATTCAGCTTGTGTTAATTTAGCCTTTTCTCGCAATTCTTTTATTTTGTTCATATCATCACTCCCTCTATGTTATTTTATATCACCTGTTGTCTTTATTATATGTTATCTTAGATAACATGTCAAGTGGTAGTCCTGTTTTCTGTTATTTAATATCACATCTATTTATGTAATTTAAAATAACCTATAATATGTGTAGAGGTGATAAATATGAACACCGGTAACCGTTTAAAACAACTTCGAGAAGCAAAAGGACTTTCACAGTCAGAGGTTGCAAAAATAATTGGCGTCGGTAGAACCACGTATCTAAAATGGGAAAGCGGCGAAAATCAACCAACTAGAAAATTAGACCAGCTGTCTCGGTTCTTCAATGTTTCTATTGACTACTTGCTAGGTAAGTCTGATGTAAAAGCCATAAAAAGCAAAGAGCAGCATGGTAAAGGCGTTAAAATCCCTGTTCTGGGTCGTGTCGTCGCTGGTGTTCCTATTGATGCTGTCCAGGAGATTCTTGATTATGAGGAAATTACGCCGGAAATGGCAGCCACTGGCGATTATTTTGCGCTCCAGGTCAAAGGCGCGTCGATGGAACCGACGCTCCGTGATGGGGATATTGTCATCGTCAAGAAGCAATCCACTGTCGATAGCGGCGACATTGCCATTGTCCTCGTGAACGGTAACGATGCCACCGTCAAAGAAATAAAAGAAAGCCCGGCCGGCATCACCCTCATCGGCCACAATGCCGCCATCTATACCCCTCAATTTTATTCAAACAAAGAAATCCAAAACCTTCCTATACAAATCATTGGCAAGGTCGTGGAAATGAGGCGAAAATTTTAGAAAGGACTGATTGTATGAAAAAATCAATGTTAGTAGCCGCTTCCCTTTGTGCTTTATTGTCCGTTGTATCTATTGGCGGTTGTAGTAGTGATTCATCTTCTAGTAACTCAAGTAGCTCCCAGCAAACATCGAGTAATGTTTCATCATCAAATTACAAACTTGTGCTTTCGGATAAAAGACCAACCAAAATGGCCTATATCGCTATTATTCCTGATTCTTCCGTAACTAAAGAACAGCTTGAAAAAATTAGCCAGGAAGTCTTTGATAAGGCAAAAAAAGAAAATCCGAAGGCAACTAATTTATTTGTCAGTTTTACTGATACTGATATTGATGGCGTTCCTTATACATATGGTCAAATACAATCCATTAATGGGAAAGTATCTGAAAGCCTCAATATAGATAAGGATTGGTCAAAAAAGCCGACAGAACGCGACTATCGAACATATATTTTATACAATAAATTCCTTCAGCAAAATCCCAAAGCCAGTTATGAGGACTTCGTCAATTCTTATCAAGATGCCCCCTCAGCTGATGAAATTAAAGCCAGTGTAGAAAAAGTACAAGCATGGATCATGAAGTGATTTATTGAATAAACCCATTAATATGATATAAAAATAGGAGGTTTTACCATGGGATTATTTTCACATAACAAAGAAAATGTAGCTCCTGTTTCCCCTATGGCTTCTGTATTGGGGGAACACTTATTCTACCTTGACGGGCGCGGGGCAAACTTATTTGTCCATGAAAATTGTGTTGTTATTGACCGTACCAAGGGAGGCTTGATGAATTTAGGAAACCGGACATATAAAATTATTCCTTTCCGATATATCGTTTCTATTCAAGTAAAATCCACTGGTGCTACAACTGGTTTCATTGAATTTTCAACTTATGCACACGAATTTACCGAGATGAAAGGTTTTGACCGCGTTAATGATGAAAACACTGTAAACTTTGGCAGCGAAAAATCTGTAGAAGCATGCCGTAAAATAGTGGAATATATTGTTCCTAAAATTCTTTGATTGAAGATTCTTTTAATTAAATTCACAAGATATCCAGAAGCTCTCTGCCAAATACCATCGTAGATAATTTATCTTGCGAAATCCATGGCGTTTTCAACAGATATGCAAAAGATATTCGGAATTTTAAAAGTCTATATTTCCATGGAGGCCATTTATGAACGAACTCAAACTATTTGAATTTCAGTATAAATCATTGGTACGGCGTTGTTTATGGCCTGTCCGGTCTGGTAGGGGTCGCCAATTCGGATGTCTATAAAGACTTGTCTATTTGGGGCGGCCTGTTCATTATTTTCGCTATTTTCTACATTTTCTCTGGAATCAAACAAAAGAAAAGCGATAAAGCAACTCTGTAATCATCAAATAACTAAATAATCCGTTTCCACCATTGCTGATATATATACTTACTTACTTGACAATTTAATATTGGAGTTATACAGGGAGCTCGTTGTATAATGGAGTCAAGGAGGTAGTTGCTATGCTCAAAAATCTTTTTGACTTCAAAAAAAAATATCATGACGTAGAAACTGCCATCATTGATGATAGTCATGAAGTGAATGAGGCGATTTCTAAGTCAAAAAAGGAGTGGCATAAATGGGATCATTTGACCAAGAAAACGGTATGGATACCGAAAGAAAAATCCCCTTGATGGACATTTTATATAAGGATACCTACCGAATTGATTCATATCTAGCCCAAATCACCAACGGAACCCTGCGAGGCGTTAAATTACAAAACCACGCTTCCCAGGGTTCTTCTCGTTCTATAAAAGGCAGCATTAAGATAGCTAGTTTCAACAAAGGAAGTAAAAAGCTGAGTGATTATCTGCAAGAGCAAAATATTGACCCGCATGACCATAGTATCATTGAGTTAATGAACATCTTAGACCTGCCTATCTATGATAATTTACCTGAAAAGGCACAAGGAGCCCTTGTCCATATTCATGGTCAACTTTCTATACGTGATTTCAATGCTTGTGTCGACATAGTTCCTTTCATGGCCAAGAATCGGCAATTATTCAATATAGAAAAACAAGAAGCAACAAACGTGAATAAAATGTTCTCTGCTATAACTAAGTTTATCCCCATGAATATTGAAGCAGAGTTATCTATGTCTTCTGGCGAAATCGTTCGTGGCATCTTGAAAAGAGATGCAATGTTAGACAGCTATAAAGATATTGCGTCGATATATGGAGTAGATCTTCCTGGTGACTGGGATATCGTCGGCATATTAGATACAGGGAAGCCCGCCCCTCGACCGATGAAAGGCAAGCTTCGTGCGGGATTGGACCAGCTTGCGGCTATGGCCAAGCTCCTATACGACGACCAGTCTTCTAATGGCACCATTATTCCCATATTAATTTTTAGATGCTTAGAAAAGGGCTAATTACCTTGAAATCGCTGAGTTCATAGTTTTTTATGTTTTACGGAGGTTATTTATGAACGAACTCAAACTTTTTGAATCACAATATATACGCTCTGTATGGAATCCAGACGAGGAACAATGGTATTATTCTGTTATTGATGTCATAGCAGCACTGACGGACAGCTCAGATCCTCGGAATTATTGGAAAGTATTGAAAAGCCGATTAAAAAAAGAGGGAAACGAAACGGTTACAAATTGTAACCGTTTGAAACTTCAGGCGGCTGACGGCAAAATGCGTCTTACAGATGTAGCCAACACGGAAGAACTTCTTCGAATCATACAGTCCGTTCCATCGCCTAAAGCCGAGCCCTTCAAACTTTGGTTGGCGCAAACTGGTGCTGATCATCTTCTGGATCTTGCCGATGCGAAAAAACTGCAAGAAGAAATCGACACGCGGATACGGGCTCGCGATGACGTCCGCGAACATAATAAATCGCTGGCGAAGGCGGCCCAAGATGCCGGTGTTTCGACAAATCAAGAATTTGCAAGATTCCAGAACAGCGGTTATATGGGGCTGTACGATGGAGAAACAGCAGCCGCCATTAAACGCCGCAAGGGATTAAAGAAAAGCGAAGATATTTTAGATAATATGGGCAGTGAAGAATTGGGCGCCAACCTCTTTCGCATTACACAGGCAGAAGCCAAATTACGGCGTGAAAATATTCAGTCCAAAGAAGAAGCCAATAAAGCTCACTTCGAAGTCGGATATACCGTCCGCAAGGCTATCGAATCATTAGGCGGAACCATGCCAGAAGACCTCCCTACTCCTGATAAAAGCATCAAGCAGATTGAACACGAAAGAAAAAATCAGCTGAAGAAAAAATAAAAGAAAGGATGAATCCTATGATGAAGAAACTTACCTTGTTTCTGACTATGATCTGCGTATTGTCCTCGGCCGGCACAGCCTTTGCCGCCGACTACCTGGGCAATCCCCGTTCCATGAAATTCCATTACACAACCTGTCGTACCATCAAACATCCCGAAAATTTCGTACCTATTGACTCCCGTGATGAAGCCCTTGCCGAGGGGTATGTACCTTGCGGTGTATGTAAGCCGTGACATTAAATATCTTTATGGAGGTGCTATATGGAAACACAAACATTAAAAATAAAAGAGATTCCAACTAATCAACAATATTGGTTTTTCCGTACAGAAGCAGGCTCATATTATCCGGATTTTTATTTTAATGATTATATTGCATATGGTTGGGATGATTTTACCAATATTGAAGATTTAAAGGAAGCGCTACACTCTGATGAAAAGAAAACTTTATTAAAGGAAGAGTTCAAAAAGAAATATCCTGATGAAAAACGCGAAGGTCTTGCTATTAACCAAATGCTCCTATTTATTGATACAATGAAAATTGGAGATATTGTGCTTATTCCATCTGCCGGCGGAGATCAATTAGCTATTGGTGTTATCAAAAGTGATGTCTATATTTATGACAATAAATCTTCGGAAGATATTGATGACATATTGGATGATGAAGAACGAGGGTATAAATCTTGCCCTTATTTGAAGCGTCGAAATATACAATGGATAAAAACAATAAAAAAAGGAAAATTAGATCCTCATCTTTACAAACTGATGTGTGCTAGAAATACTATTTCCGATGCGTCCAACTATGATATGTATATTGATAGGGATATGTATCCAATCTATTTAAAAAATGGCAAGGTATATATTTCATTACGTGTTGAACAAAAAGAAGGAATCTCTGCTTTAGATATGAGCAATCTGCTAAGTAGCTCACTATTTATTCTACACGCATTTGAAGATGAAAAAATAAAATCGGAAATTGATTCACTTGAGGTTAAAATGATGGTTGAATCTCCAGGGGTCATACAATTTATAGGTTATGCTGCCGCTACCACTATGTTATTAGGATCTATTTCCCAATTTGCATTTGGTGCAGATATTAATTTTGAAATTGCAGGACAAACATACTCCATTCATTCCAATGGGGCTGCACAGGCTTACATTGACTATAAAAAAGAAGAACATCGCCATGAAGAAACAATGGAACAAGAAAAAAATCATCATGAACTTGATATCCAAATATCAAATTTAAAAAAATCTCTGGAGCAGATGCAAGTATCTATTCCAGAGGAGTTGAAAAACTAATCATTTAATGGTTACATTGGTTATTGTCATTGTGGCAACTATAGCAACTAACACAATACAGTATTTTATTATCTTAATATTGTAAATTCGTACTTCCCATAAATTAGGCTTGAGTAAAAATGGCGTTGCTAAAATCATAGAAAAAAAAGAAACAATGAAACTATAGGTAATTATTTGACCCAACGACACGTATAAGAACCTGTACAT